GATTGCGGGCAAAAGGCACAATCTTCCGGGCACCCGCCTGCCTTCACATTCAACGCGCTAAAGAGGGTCACTTCATTGGCATTATGATGTTTTTCATGAACTTTTCTCGCCTCTTCCAGAAGGCTTTCGAATGGTAATGCGTATAATTCTAATAGCTCTTTTTTCATCCGATTGCTTCCTCTATTGTTTCAAGGATTCTGCTAAACATAAAATCAAATTCACTGGCATTCATCACCAATGGCGGTACAATGATCAAACTGTCGCCCAAAGGCCTTACAAGAACTCCTTTACCTTTCAGTCTGCGCCAAACATCGTATCCCAAGGGAATCGAATTTATTTTTTGTTTCGCGCAGTCTATATCGATCGCACATACCATGCCGCGCTGGCGTATACCAGATATCAAATCATGGCCTGAAAAATAGCGGCAAACTGCTTTTTCGAAAACGTTTATTTGCTTAGCTAATTCTCCACAGGCAATCATCTCCTCCACCAAATCAATATTGGCACAAGCTACTGCTGCCGCCAAGGGGTGACCTGAAAAAGTATGCCCGTGGTAAAACGTTTTTCCTTCTTTTATTTCACCCAAATAAGCTTCATATATAGGCTCTTTTACTAAAGTTGCCGCCATCGGTAATACGCCTGCGGTTAAGCCTTTCGCCACACATAAAAAATCAGGGCAGACGTCTTCAGCTTTGCAAACAAACAATTCCCCTACTCGTCCAAAACTAACAAACACTTCATCCAAAACAAGATGTACACCATGCTCCAGGCAAAGTCTTTCAACTTCTTTTAGATAGCCTTTAGGCTGCATACGCATGCCGGCAGGCCCTTGTATCCATGGCTCCATTACAAGGCACGCGGTCTCATGTCCTTGTCTTTCTAGCAATTCGCTTAACTCGCTCATGCTTTCTTCACTCTTTTCATAAAAAACCCTTCCTCCATATTCTTCACATCGTGGCGCACGAAAATGAGCTGATGGAAATTGCCAGTCTTTAAAGCGTTCATGAAATGAACCGCAATCCCCCATAGACATGGCCCCAATCGTGTCTCCATGGTATCCGCCTGCCATGCTGATCACTTTTCTTTTCTCTGCGCGCCCGATCATCTGCCAATACTGCAAGGACATTTTTAAAGCCGCTTCCATCGCACACGATCCATTATCCGTATAAAAGGCTCTCGTTAAGCCCTTCGGCGCGATATCGGCTAGTTTCTTATTAAGCTTGGCTCCCGGTACATGGCTCGCCCCCTTATAGGTCGACATACACAGTTTCTCTGCCTGCTCCAATAACGCCGCCTTCAATACAGGGTGATTATGCCCATGCAGACAAGTCCAATTCGAAGCACAAGCATCCAAATAGCGTTTCCCTTCAGTATCATACAACCAGCACCCCTCTCCCTGTGCTATATGTATAGCCGGCTCCTTCAAATAGTCCAACATAGGGGTAAACGGATGCCACGAATGCTCCCGATCCCCTGCATCCAAAATGCATTCAACTTTACTACTTCTATCGTCTGAAATGATCACGCATTCCATAAAACAAATTTTCAACGTATTGTTAAGTTAAAAAATAAAAAAACTAACAATACAGCCCTAAAAAAGCCTCCAAGGACAGCAAGCCATTAATGGCTAAATACTTATAAAAACTTTATTGATTAGCTTCTAGCGGCATACTCTGCGGCAAGGCCTCGTTATGCGCTTCTTCATCCGTTACCTCAGGCATACTTTGAGTCTGTTCCTTGCTCATTTGAGAAGCATCATCTCCATATGAGGTATACATGTACTCACTCGAGCTCATCTCCTCCTCTTCATAAGGCATTGTCACTTCTTCGTCATCAGGTCGGACAATCGGCTCATATCCACCCTCTTTCACCGCAGCACCCTCTTCATACATGCTCAATGTAGAGATATCCGCAGGTTCGTCATCCCCACGTCCGGGGACATCATCCTGCATCTGCTCATTAGGATTTAGCGGCTTCGTATTTGTAAAGGCATACTGAGGCTGCTCTTTTCTACATCCACCTAACCCCAAAAGCACCAAGAAAGCTATACTAAAAAACATTGTTCGCATACTATCTATCTACGCCTCAATACATTACAATGCAAGAAAGAAACACTCCTGGCCAAATTAACAACTACAATTAAATAAGAATGTAATATAACAAACAGCGCCAACAGTATTGACAACAAATATATTAATATGCACAATTGATATCAATTAATAAATAATCCGTAATGATAAATACAAAAATCAATAAAGTCAACACACACAACTCTACAGGCACAAAAACTGTCAATACAAAAGACAAGGGCGCCTCGTATACTAAAAGCACGAACCATTCGCCCATAAAAAACCCTTTAATAAACCGCTATATAGCGACACCAGAAGTTGAAGTTAAATTAAACCCATCACAACAATGTTTGGCTGATTATTTTAATTTCTCCATAGAAGAAGTTTCCAACTTTAGCAAACTTGATATCGAACCAGGCTACCTTCTCCAAATGCTCCAATTCACCAGATCCAAGAAGGATATCAAGGTACTACTCAATAAGTGTTTAAAAAATCCCAAAGGTGCTCACAAATTCTTCAATGCGCTCATGGACCACCCTATCTCAAACTGGAATGGCGTTCAATACATTCAACTCAACACCATTGTTAAATTATTCGATCTCGGCATCCTCGAACATCGCATCGAACTACAAGGCGAAAGGGGCCTCGTAAAAGTCTGGCCACTATTTTTTTACGATATCTCGTATTTTGAAAAATTCACAACCAAAAGCGAAATCGCAAACAACTTTCCAATATTAAAAGAGCAGTTACAAAAGAAAGCAGTCAATGTCAAGGAACTCACGGAAGCTATATGCACCAAAACCTTGCATACACTCATCCCAAAAAAGTGATTTATCACCATTGATAATAAATAGCATCCAACGAGGCAGCGTGTATCTTGCCTTGCCACCCTTTTCGATTGGAGTATAGGTAAATATTCGCGGTTTGCCCCATAAGGTTAAACTGTTTTTGACTCAATAATTTCATCCCAGGCAATACTTGATTACTTAATATGAAATTCTTATCCGCATCGCTTTCGAACAACTCCCACTTGACAAGAAACAACCCAGCCTCATCGTTACGCTTGATGTGTGCCATGCCTAGGTTGCCAACGTAAGCAATTTCTTCGTCTACTATACTTGAATACACCAAAGGAGCCCTCCATAAGCGCTCTTTTGGAGCCAAATTTGCACTCACGTTAAAATCACGCTCGATAGTCGTTCCGTTAATTTCATAAGTATAATGTACCCTTAAATAATCAAGAGCCCAATAAAAGCGGCACAACGCTTGAGGTGTCTTGAAATAAATATCCGTAGACTCCGGAAGGGAGATCCAAGGGATATACCAATGTGGAAGACCGTATTGATTAACGGGATTTACGAATGCTTCTGCTTTTTTCATATAGTTTCCTTGGTTTTGCTGTCCTGCTCTTGATAAGGCTCACTGCACAAGACAAGCCGCCTTTTTAATTGACCGTTTTCACAGACACCTTCTTCACGCAGCTGAACCACCAAGTCCTTGAGTATACCACCGGCATCAACGATAATTTTGCGCTCAGGATTCCCCTTACTCTTGAATTCCAATCGCTCGTAAGCGCTGCCAGTTGTGTCTGTATTCTCGATACGAGAATGGGTAGATTGCTCCAATAAACCTTGATTACGCTTTGATGGTCTCATGCGCCTTATAGCACTACGAGCCGCGGTACGTCTACGATTATTGCGCGTTAACTCGATTAAGTCATCTGCACCCAAATGTTTTGGCGTTCCAAAACGAAGATAAGTTCGTCCATAATCGACCTCCATGCGAACTTCTTGAATAACAGCGGACATAGTCTCCCATTCTTTTTTACCTCCTTTAATATTGATAACTGAGCCCATAAGACTAGCGCCACCAACTTCATTCTGCTCCAACTGAACCTCCCCATCATAATGCAACTTACTGACAGATTCATAGAGCACTTTAGACAAACCGACCGGTACTTCTTCCCCCGAAGCAGAGGAGACCCTATTATAATAAGAACGGCTTGTTGCATTTGTCGCATAAACACGAACCGCTACCTCCCGGCCATTTACCGTTTCATGCTCGGTTTCATACGAAATTTTTGCACGGATTACTTCTTCTTCGACCGAAACGGGCATCCATTTGGAAATGCCCCCAGAAATCAGTTCATTAGGAAGGGTGCCCGTTCGCGCTGAGCTTTCAATAACAATACTACCTGGTTTAGCACTACGCAAGAAAGGCATGTGGCCTATCCACCAACTTTCATCATTAACATCTAGGGGCTGAACGGAAACCTTTTGCTTCACATGAGTCGCTCCACCACCATCAAGCTCGACCGTCATCACCAAAGCCTTAAAAGCCTTATCACTCATATTTTCAGGAAATTTATCTTCTTGAATCGTGATCCATTGCTGATCGTTCGACTTGTGATGCCTTTCATACTTAATAATCACACCGGGCAATACTAAATCGTGACGTGGCGTTATTCTTAAATTTTGAACACCAGAAGCATCATTAAGCGATAGATCGAACGTTGTCATCGCAGAACGTCTCTTAATATACAGCAAAGGACGAGTTTTTTTTGAATAATCAAACCAAACAACAGCATCGGGCACCCAACGTAAGATGCGCTGAACTGCCTCGGCACAACTAATGTCCTTAGCCTCATCATAAGGAAACTCAGCAGCAACATCCAGATCGCCTAAATCGAACGGAGCCCCTGACTGTATCGCATACTGGAGAATCTCTCTGATTTGATCATTGGCATTACAGCGATTTCCATCACCCTTTTGCCCCAAGATGACACGGCTGGAAAGGATAGTTTTACTTGGTCCACTTCGCCATTCCTGCTGGTATATTAGATTCTCCAAATACCACCAAGGGCCGGCAACTTCATATCGCTTCTCCTCCTTAAAAGGATCGCCCATGCCAGGAGTCTTAATAACGCGGCCTGCAAACCAAGTCTCTTTTCCTTTAACAATCCTAATAGATGATTCCGGAGAAAAAAGATCCTCATCATATAAGTTATTCCCAATCAAGGAAAAGGTGACGATATCCTTACCCTGATTGAGACTTCTCAAGGTTAGTTGAGAAAGGCCCCAATCGGCAAAAGATTTGATTTTTCCGTTATATTCCAATTTCCAATTCATTGTTCATTCCTCAGGTTTCTAATTCGTAGATCCTGCGCTTCGATCGCTTGCTCGAAAAAGCGCTTAATAGCTTCAATACTTAATTGCTGATGAGAAAGCTCCTCCCTCAAGTCGTTGATAGCTTGCCTTAGCTCAATTAATTCATTTTGCATAACTCACCCCCCACAATTTCGTATCTAAGATAAGTTGATGCTCCAATGGAATTGCAATTGACACTTGTTACTGCAGCTTCTTTTAGGAGCATTTTAGATGAAATCACGTCTCCTTCCGGCAAAAACATGACATTCCCGGAATAGCGGGAAACTTCTGCAGGATGGAGAAGCGCATACGCAACTGCCTCTTCAGCCGATCCATGTTCTCTTCGAACACGGAATGAAATACGTGTTTCAAAGTTTCCACGGTCATTTGTTTTGATTGTTTTGGCACGCAAGGACTGGGTTACCTGAATCTCCTTACCCCCCTTAATATATAAATCATAAGGGGATTCGTTGAATGCGGTTCCACGAGCAATTTCTAATTTATCAAATATGATTTTCATTTTATTTTCTAGTTCTGGGTTAGCTTGAAAGTTCTCTTCGATGAGTCGCAAAGGGATTCATGGAGCGTTTGTACGCGTCTTCCAGAAGCACACGTTTCTTTTCGCTTGGCGAGAAAGACATCCTCGATAATGCAAGCAAGATTAGTGGATTCTAGACGAATTGGCCGAGCAAGGCTCATTAGAGATTGCCCAGGCCTGTAATGTCGCTCTGCAAAAGCGGCATCTCGGTCATAATAATGATCAAGTTTAATCTGAGATGACATCTCTTTAATGACATAATCTACAACTCCACTTTCATCTGAAAATACCTTCTCCAAATCCAATGAAAAAGCGATTTCCGCAGCAATGGCGCTACTTAATGATTCGTTTCCCCATGAGACCTGAAAAGGCCCCGAAGCGAGAGATATTTTCTCTTTAGGCTTTATGTTCTTAAACCCGTAGGCTGTAGAACGTGACGAGACAGGAGCACCAAGAGATCTTAGTGATAATTCACCAAAGACCCTATCTGAGCCCCACTCCAGTGAAGGCATTCGCGAAACCGCTGCCCTAGAAAAGGTAACAACATCTCCACTGATAGTTTCTATAACGAGTTCGCCGCTAAACGATTGAAAGATACTCTTACCACAACAGTTTGAAAAGTAAGGAAAAAGCGTATCAAAACGCTTATCCGTCCACTCAAAAACAGGGATAAAAGAAACTTCCGTTACTAAATTGCGGCAAACGCGTTGTACACCCTGAACAGAGGTATTGATCGTACTATAAACACATTCCGTGATTATAGAGACCCCTTTTACAGCGTAAAACGTTTCTCCCTTGTAGGTGATTTTGCATAGTCCATTAATAGTCGTTTTCATTATATAGTTTCCTTACGTAAGGGGTTTTAGGATACGCTGAAAGAGTAAATTCAGCTTCGAGAATAAAGCGCCCCATTTTTTCCGGGTCGCGAATTTCCTTCCAAGGATTTTCCTCAGAAATAACCAAAGGAGTTTCCACCCCCTCGAAAGCGGGCATCCAGTGATTCAGTTTACGACACATATCCTCAACAAAACCGAGCGGTCTATAGCCAGTACTATTTGTAGACGGTATTTCAATAACACGAATACGAATAGACAATTTTTCGTACGCAAGACCCGGCAGATTTGGAACAACGCGCTTAGGGAGAGGCGGCATTACCACAAGACTCATACCAAAAGAAGTTCCCAAAGTGACCTCAAGATTATCCGCTGTGTAGGCAAACACAGGGATACCCGAGTATTCCCTCATAAGCTTACGCGCGATATCGTATTGCAAGTCTTCTAAAAAACTATTCATATTAAAGCCCTCCCAGATGTTGACGAGTTACGAGAGCATTACTGACCCGGTGAGCCGTTATGGCCTGCGGGAAAGAACTAAACCGAATAGCGCCCTTTGCAATATCCAACAAATGCTTGCGCGCGTTATTAGCATTACGAACCTGATCCGGGGTAAGACGAATATTTGGGATTCGACTTTGAAGCGCCTCCACAATAAGTCTACAAGCGCAGCCCTTAAGCTCTCTAGGAATGAGCGCTTGCTTTTGGCTCGATTGCAGCATAGGCGGCAGGTGAAGCCGAACGAACATGACGATGTCTAATATAATTTCGATGAGCGGGTCTGATTGCCCCTCCGTTAACGCTCGCTGTCGAAGGAGCTCAACTTGCGGTGCCGCAAGGTAATCGTAGACATCATTGGGTTTAATAAGTATCCAATCTGTGGAATTCATAGTATTTTAATTTGAGGTTTTTTAGGTAACGAGAATAAATTATCCGGCCCGACCAGCGAGCCGGATAACGATATAATTAGACAGTAGTTGTCACCAGCTTTTGGATACCCAAATCTGACGTAACAACGATATTAGAGTAATGCTCCACAGAAATATCTGTGTACTTAGCATGCTCCTCCAAGTAGACACGGAAATCGTTTCCTGAATCCGTAGGCGTAACAAAACGCTTGATATTTGAAGGCTCATCCTTTGTGACAGCTGCTTGACCAAAGAACGCGTAAACAGCATTCTCCGCCATCGGCAACTTGCCCCC